GATGTCGGCGTTGAGCTGGCCGGGCAGGCTGTCGAAGCCGACCGTGGCCACCGAGTCGAGGATCGCGAAGACGCGCTCGTCCTCGGCCGCCTGCACCTGGGCGCGGGCGAGATCCTGAGCACGCTCGATGAGATCGAAGCGCCGTTCCTTGATCTGCGTGAGCGGGATCTCGGGGTTCGAGGCGATCTCGAAGAGCGGGAAGATGACGCGCCGGGGCTTCGTCACGGCGAGGATGTTCTGACCCTCTTCGCCAACGACGAAGGCGGTTACGTCAGGATCCTTGTCGTAGATGGGAAGCGCCCCATCCGGCAAGATTTCTACCAGGAAGGTCTTGCGACCGACGCTGGTGTAGTCTCGCCGGGTACGGAGCGGCTGCGTCATCGAAGCGGCGAGCTTGGCGCGACCCGCAGGGGTCTTCAGGTACTCACCGATGATCTTCTGCTTGACTGCGTTACTGACTGCCATCGTTGTGCCCTCCCTAGATGCGCTGGTCGTAGACCAGTTCGTTCTGGACAGCGTCCGGCGGCATCTTGCAGACGCCGATGAACGTCGCGCTGGCAGCAGCCTCACGCACGTAGGACTCGGCGCTGTTCTCGTCGCCAGGTCCGCCAGACACGTCGAGAGCCACCACGGCAGCGGCCGGGGCCTGCTCGGTCGGCATCAGGTAGCCGTTGAGGCTGCCCATGAGGCCAACACCCGTGCTGTACACCAGCGGGTCGCCGGTGGCCATGCCCGCCACAGCGTCGCCGTCGAGGAGCTGCGTCTCGAAGAGGGCGTTGCCGTAGCAGCCCTGCGCCGAGACATACGGCCCCTTGCCGGAAGCGACACCGGGGGTGTTCTCGAAGGCGTTGCCGTTCGCGGAGTTGATGAAGCACCCGAGGGCGCGGAAGCCCAGAGTGTGAACCGGGTTGGTGGCGGCGCGCATCGCGGTCAGGACCGCCAGCGAAGCCGGACCACCGATCCAGTTGGATCCCTGGGGCCGGGTGTAGGCGACCGAACCGCTCAGGACGCCGTTCTCGGTCTGATCGACCTGCGTCGTGATGGTGTTGGCAGCCGTGATCACGGGCGGGTTGGTCTGCGTGAAGCTGTCGTCGGTCAGGACCCCCACGGTGTTGCGAACACCAACGTGGAGAAGTCGGAGAGCCGAGGACGACTCCGTGAAACCACCACTCGCCTGTCCAAGCATCGGCATGTTGTCTGCCTCCTGCTCCCTGTTTACAGGGGCGTGGGTTCAAAGGATCGCGACCGAACCGTGGTCCCGCCGCTGTCGTCGGGCATGTTGCCCTGCATCTATAAGGCTCGGCGTATAGGCGAGGTATCGGGGTTTCGGTGGTTTTATCTATCGTTTCCGCGACAGAACCCCCTGACCAGGGCCAGGGGGTTCGCCGGGTGGGTGGCAGAAACTAACTGCCGAACACGTCGCTGACGTCGGGGGCCGAAGCCCAGAGCTTCGACAGCTCATCGACCTCACCAGGGCCGGAAGCGGCCTTGGCCATGTTGCCGACCGTCTTCACGCCGGTCGACGGCTTGCGGGGCCGGGGGCGCTGAGCGGCGGTGCGGATGGACGCGGCCTTCTTGCCACCTTCCTTCTCGTCCTCACCACCCTCGTCCTCACCCTCGTCCTCACCTTCGTCCTCGCCTTCGTCCTCGCCGCCCTCGTCGTCATCGTCGTCGGCAGCGGTCTTGCCACTGAAGATCTCGGACAGAAGGGCATCCTCTTCGGGCGTCGTAGCCGGAGCGCCGGACAGACCCATCGGGTCGCCCTGCTGGGCGAAGAACGCGGCTTCCTTGTCGGTGCCGTCGTCGTCGGCGTCGTCATCGCCGGCCTCGGCACCTTCGTCGTCGTCGGCGTCGTCGTCAGCAGCCTTCTTGCCGCCTTCCTTCTCGTCGCCTTCGTCGTCCTTGTCCTCGTCCTTGTCGTCGTCCTTGTCGTCGTCGCCCTTGTCGTCGTCCTTCTTCTGGAACTGCGGCGGGATCTCACCCGCGCCCTTCTCGGCGGCCTCCATCTCACGCAGCATGGCGGTCTCTTCTTCGTCGAGGCCGGCGTACATGCCGTTCCCGGCCGGGACCGTGGGGGTCGCCCACATGGCCGTCCGGTACTCGTTGAAGGTGATGATGCCGTCGTTGTCGTCATCGACCGCAGCGAACACGGCCCGGTTGCCGCGCCACTCGTCGGCCTTGGCGAAGCCGTCGTTGTCGAAGCCGAGCTGCGACGCCGCGCGCCACATGGCCTCCATGCCCTCGTCCTCGTCGTCACCAGCGTAGAACCCGACGGGCTCATCGTCACCGGCCCACATACCGATCGGCTCGTCGCCCATCGGCTCGTCCAGCTCCTCGAACTCCTCTTCGAGCAACGCGGCGAGGCCGTCGTCGTCGAGACCGTCATCACCGGCCTCGTAGAAGTGGCCCGGCTCGTTCTGACCGGCCTCGGGGCCGCCGCAGGCCATCTGGAAGTCGCCGGACAGACGGCCCAGGGTGGCGTCGAGCTGACGCACGGGCATGTCCATCAGATCGAGGGCCTGGTCCTCGACCGCCGACGCCGTGGCGTTCGGGCCGAGCATGGCGCTGGCCACGCGGAGGCACTTGGCGGCCTTCGCCTGCACCTGCTGCTCCAGCGACCCTTCCTTCTTCACGGCCGGGTGGTCCATGTTCTCGGTGCCGTAGCCGGGCGTGGCCGGTGGAGTGCTGTTGTTGTAGGGGGGCGGATGCACGTCCTCGGCAAACTCGGACGGGCCGCCGATGTTGTAGTCATCCTTGCCGGGATCCGGCTGGGTCGCCGGGTGATCCGTGTTCTCCGTCCCGTACCCAGGGGTTGCGGGGGGAGGGGAAGCCTGGCGATCCCGCCACGTCATGCGCCGACGTGCCATCTTCTACTCTCCTTGCTTAGAGCCAGGGTGATTCTCCCCCCGGAGCGACGACGGCGTCACTGTCGCCGCCCCCCGTCGGGAGATAAGTTTGCCGAGACGCACCATCGTTTTGGCCTCGACCATTGTGGGCTGCCGGCCAAGGGCACGATGGCAAGCCCTGAGAAATCGTTTTGCCCGCTGCGGGTCGTAAGCGCCCGCAGCCAGCACCGCCCGGTACACACCGACGGGAACCTCGATGCCGACCTGCTGGTTGAGAACGGCGATGCCGTTCAGCAGCTCGACGTCAGAGGCCGCAGTGCGTACCAGTGCGGTCAAACTCGCGTCGTACACACGAGCCGCACCCTCTTTGACCAGGGTGTCGTTGGGGTGGTCGGACGCGGGGCTCTCGGGGGAGAGAGCCTGCTCGGCGTCCTCTTGCTTCATGTCCTCGCGGATCCGCTTCCTGACCCGGTCGAGCATGTGCTCGGCCAGCTCGTCTTCGAGCTTCTTCAGCGGGGGCGTGTCGTCCTCTTCCTCGCCTTCGTCTTCGTCCTCGTCGCCCCACTGAGCGTACAGCTCGTCACCGGGCAGCGAACCGAAGCTGGTTCGGAGGGTGGACGCGGCCTTCACCTGAGCGTCTGCGTCCCACTTCGTTGGGGGAGACGCCAGGATCTCCTGTGCAGCACGGCTGAGCCGTGCTGGTTCGAGGATGTTCCGCATCACAGCGCCGGTGAACGCCGGGGTGCCGACCCACGAGCCCTCGATGAAGTGGACTCCCCCAGTGGGGTCCAGCGTCTCGTGCCCGCACAGCTCGGCTACTCGGTGCTTGCCGCCCTGCGAGTCGTAGAAGACGTTGCCCTTCTCGTACTTGACGTGGGGGCACATCTCCGTCTCGTCGGCCGCCCAATGACCGCACTTCGTACAGATAGTGCCGTCGACCGTGCAGCCCATCGAGAGCGTGGCCATCTTGCCGGACTCGATGGCCTTGACGAGATCCTTGTGCTTGCGCTCGGTGGCGATGAGGATGTCCACGTAGATGGACTCACCAATGTCCCGAGCGGCGGCGTCGATGATCCGACCCTTCGACAGATCCTCGATCTGGACGTGCTCGACGAAGTTGTGGGCGCCGATGAACGTCCGGTAGCTCTTCAGCAGAACCGGCCGCGACCAGGCATCCTGGTTGTTGTTGAT